ATTATACTTTTGATCTAGGAAGTACACCAACTGTATCTGGACAATTTGGAGGAATGACAGTAACAGCAGGACCTGTTACATTAACACCATGACTTACGCAGAACTAGTACAAAAAATTAGAGATTACACAGAAGTAGATTCCAATGTTTTAACATCTACGATTATAGATGGTTTCATTGAAAATGCTGAATGGAGAATTCAAAGAGATACAGATGCAGATTATCAAAGACAATATCAAACAGCTAATTTAGTTGCAGGTCAAAAATTTATTAATTTACCTCAAACTTATATTATTATTAGATCCGTTCAAATTTTTACTTCTACAGATACTTCTTTATCCGGGGATAGAGCTTATTTAGAAGTTAGAGATACTAGTTTTATATCAGAATTTAACAATACTAATGCTACTGGTTTTCCCAAATACTATGCTAATTGGTATGAAAACGTTTTGGCTTTTGCACCTATTCCTGACAATACTTATTCTATTCAAGTAAATTATATCTTGAAACCACCTCAATTATCGGCTACTAATACGAATACATATTTAAGTCAGTATTTTCCCAACGGACTTTTGTATGCATGTTTAGTTGAAGCTTTTAGTTTTCTAAAAGGGCCGAATGATCTCTTGCAGTTATACGAAGGAAGGTATAAACAAGCGATTGAAGGCTTCTCAATTGAACAAATGGGAAGAAGAAGACGGGATGAATACCAAGCGGGCGTTCCTCGTCTTGGAAAACAATAAGGAGATAAACTATGGCTATAACACAAGCGATCGCAAATGCATTTAAAAAACAACTGCTAGAAGGTGATCATAACTTTACATCAGGAACTGGTGATAAATTTAAATTAGCGCTTTATACTTCTTCAGCTACTCTAAACTCAGCTACAACTGCTTACACAGCTTCTAACGAAGTTGGTGATAGTGGTGCTTACGCAGCTGGTGGTGGAGCATTAGTTAATGGTGGAACATCTATCGCAAGTGGTGTTGCAATCGTTGACTTTGCAGATCTATCATTCACTGGTGTAACATTAACTGCTAGAGGAGCTTTAATCTATAACACATCTTCTGCTACTACAAATGCAGCAGTTGCAGTTTTAGATTTTGGAGGAGATAAAACAGCTACATCAGGAACCTTTACAGTACAGTTTCCAGCTTTCATTACATCAGCAGCTATATTAAGAATCTCTGGTTAATAGGAGATTTTTAAATGGCATTGGTTGTTAATGATAGAGTAAGAGAAACCTCTACCACTACTGGTACAGGTACATTTACTTTAGCGGGCGCTGTTCAAGGTTTTGAAACATTTTCTACTGCAATTGGAAATACTAACACAACATATTATTCTATTGTAAATGAAAATGGAGAATTCGAAGTTGGATTAGGAACCGTAGGCGCTGGTACTTTATCTAGAGATACAATTTTATCATCATCTAATAGTGATGCTGCAGTAAATTTTTCTGCAGGCACGAAAGATGTATTTTGTACACTCCCAGCTTCTAAAGCCGTTATCCTTGATTCAAGTGGAAACATTGTTGCAAACAATGGATCTAATTTAACAAATTTAAACGCAGATAATTTAGCTTCAGGAACTTTACCTGATGCAAGATTTCCTGCTACACTTCCAGCAATCAGTGGTGCTAACTTAACAAACTTAGATGCAGATGATTTAGCTAGTGGCACGGTGCCAGACGCGAGATTCCCTGCAACACTTCCTGCAGTTAGCGGTGCTAATTTAACCAATTTAAATGCTACCAATGTTGCTTCAGGAACTTTAGCTTCAGATAGATTACCAACTGTACCAACAACAAAAGGTGGTACGGGTTTAACTACTATTGGAACTGCAAATCAAGTTCTTGCAGTTAATGGAGCTGGAACTGCTCTAGAATATCAAACTCCTACTACGGGAGATATTACAGGAGTTACAGCGGGAAATGGTTTAACAGGTGGTGGAACTTCTGGAGATGTAACATTAAATGTTGGAGCAGGTGCTCTTATTGATGTTACAGCAGATGCAATTGATGTAGATTTATCAGAATTAACAACTTCTACTTCAGACGCAGACGGAGATTTTTTTGTTGTAGTTGATTCAGCAAATGCTCAAAAGAAATTAACAAAAGCAAATATAGCTATATCAGGTTTTAATAATGACAGTGGATTCATTGATGGATCTTCTTTAAATGCTTCTAACTTATCTTCAGGAACGGTTCCTGATGCAAGGTTTCCAGCGACATTACCAGCAATTAGTGGTGCAAACTTAACAAATTTAGACGCATCAGATTTAGCAAGTGGAACGGTTCCTATTGCTAGAATAGATTTAAACTTACTAACAACCTCTATTTCTGATGCAGACGGAGATTTTTTCGTTGTTGTAGATTCAGTAGGTGCAGAAAAGAAATTAACAAAAGCAAATATCAATATATCAGGATTTAATAATGATGCTGGTTATGGAACAGGTGACATCACTGCTGTAACAGCAGGAAATGGTTTAACAGGTGGTGGTACCACAGGAGCTGTTACTTTAGATGTAGGAGCAGGAACAGGTATTGATGTAGCTGCAGATGCAATTTCTGTTGATGTATCTGACTTCATGACAAATGGTTCTAATAATAGAGTTATAACTGCAACTGGCACAGACGCTATGAATGCAGAAACAAATTTAACGTTTGATGGTTCTACTTTAACAGTAACGGGTACAGCTTCAGCAACTACATTTTCTGGTAGTGGTGCATCTTTAACAAGTTTAAATGCTTCTAACTTATCTTCAGGAACGGTTCCTATTGCTAGAATAGATTTAAATTTATTAACTACTTCTACATCAGATGGTGATGGGGACTTTTTTGTTGTTGTAGATTCAGTTGGAGCTGAGAAAAAATTAACAAAAGCAAATATTAATATTTCAGGATTTAATAATAACAGTGGATTTACCACAAACACAGGAACAGTAACTTCCGTAGGCGTAAGTGCTGGTGTTGGTTTATCTGGTGGTGGAACTATTACTACTTCTGGTACTGTTACTCTTACTGTAGATTTATCAGAGTTAACAGACATGACTGTTCCTATGGTTGGAACCGATGAATTTATTGTTTTAGATGCTGGAGCAGATAGAAGAAAAGCCGCTAATGAAATAGGTTTATCTATATTTAGTAATGATGCTGGATTTACAACAAACACAGGAACGGTAACTTCTGTAGGAGTAACAGCTGGCTCTGGTTTAACTGGAGGTGGAACAGTTACTACGTCAGGGACCATTACTTTAAACGTTGGTGCGGGTACTGGTATTGATGTTGCAGCAGATACTATCGCAGTAGATGTATCTGATTTCATGACGAACGGCTCTAACAATAGAGTTGTTACTGCAACAGGTACAGATGCTATGAACGCAGAAGCTAATTTAACTTTTGATGGAACTACTTTAGATGTATCAGGAACTTTATTAGCAGACAAAGGTTATATCGCAGAAACCACTTTAACAGATGGTGCAACTATTTCTTGGAACATGTCCACTCAATCTGTTGCTAAAGTAACTTTAGCTGGAAACAGAACTGTAGCTGCTCCAACGAATGGAAGCACAGGTCAATTCGCATCTTTACTAGTTATTCAAGATGGAACAGGTTCCAGAACATTAACATGGAACGCTGTGTATGAATTTGCAGCAGATACTGCTCCTACTTTATCTACAACAGGTGGTAAAGCAGATTTATTTGTATTTAGATATAATGGAACCAAATGGTTAGAAGTAGGTAGAAACTTATTACTAACCGTAAGTTAAGGATAATTATGAAAATTAATTTTGATAAAAAAGAATATGATACAGAGGATTTATCTACTCAGGGCAAAATCTATGTAGAGAAATTACAAAACATTGTTGTTCAAAAAAATCAATTATCTCTTCAATTTGCTGATTTAGAAGTATTACAAAAACATTATTCTGAACTACTAAAAAAAGAATTACCTAAAGAAGAAAAAAAGAAAACGAAAAAAGGAGCCTAGCTTATGGCTTTCGGAATTAATACTTTTGCAGAATCATCCTTCGCTGCAATTATAGAAAATCCTACTGTTGCAGTAACCGGAATAGAACTTACTGTTCAAGAAACAAGTCCAGAAGTTATTATTGATGTTGTTGTTTCTTTAACGGGTCAATCATTAACCACTAATTTAAATAATGATGGTATTGATATTTTTACCGGTATAACTGTTTTTACTACAGGTGAATCTTTAAATACTAATTTAAATTCTGTCTCAACCACGGGAGCAGCTGATATTAATGTTACCGGTCAAACATTAACTGCTGCAGATGGTACAGCTGTCTTAGACGCAAATACATTTGCTACCGTTTCTGGTGAAGCAATGACTGCAGAAGAAGGAATAGTTGATCCTTCTCCAGATGCATCCGTTACTGGTATTGGAATGTCTGCTACTATTGGTGTAGGAACAGTTATTGTTGGAACCGCAAATATTGACGTCACAGGAGAATTATTAACAGCAGGAATAGGAAGTTTAACTGTAACAGCAGATGCTAATACAAATATTAGTGGTGAATTATTATCTATAGCTCAAGGTAGTGTTGTTGCATCTGCAAATGCAGATGTTTCCATTACTGGTCAAGAATTGACTATGCAAGAAAATGCTCCATCGGTTACGGCAGATGCAAATATAACTTTAACTGGAAATGCATTAACTTCAGCTCTTGGAACAGCTACTTTAATAGCAGATGTAGATGTAAGTATAACCGGTCAAGCAATGACGATGCAAGAAGGCATAGCTACTGCACCTGATGCTAGTGCCGAAATTACAGGAATTGCTATGACAATGTCTTTAGGCAATACTAAAAATGTTGTTTGGACAGAAATAAACACAGGTACAACAGCTGCGTGGACGGAAGTTGACACTGCTGCATAAATAAAATAATATGATATATTAAGGAATCTAAAATATGGCTAATACTACATCAGCAAGTTTAAAATTAACAGTACAAGCAACTGGGGAAAACTCAGGAACTTGGGGCCAATTTACTAATACTAACTTATTAATTTTAGAGCAAGCGATTGGTGGATACACTGGAGTAGCTTTAAATGCTACAACAGGAGCAACCTTAACTTTTTCCAATGGTGTTTTGTCTAATGGTAAAGATCAAGTTATAAAATTAACAGGGACTATTACATCTAATGTAAACGTAGTTATACCAGATGGAGTAGAAAAAACATATTTAATTGAGAATGCAACTATTGGTGCTTTTACGGTTACTTTTAAAACTTCTTCGGGAACAGGAGTTACTTGGGGAACCACTGATAAAACAAAAAAATTAATTTATTCAGATGGTACGAATGTTATAAATTCAGGGCTTATTTCAGAAATTGTAGAAGATACCTCACCTCAATTGGGAGCAGATTTAGATACTAATTCATACGATATTCAATTTGACGATGCAACAGGAATCAGAGATGATTCTGATAATGAACAATTAATATTTCAAAAAACAGCGAGCGCTGTTAATTATTGTGAAATAACAAATGCTGCTACAGGAAATAACCCTATTTTCTCCGTAGAAGGTGGAGATGTAAATATAGGACTAGAATTAACTACCAAAGGAACAGGTTTAATTAAATTGAATGATGCCGCTTATAACGCAGAAGCAACTTTAACCGATGGTGCTACCATTGATTGGGCCGTAAATGCAGCCCCTGTAGCCAAAGTCACTTTAGCTGGTAATAGAACAATTAACGCTCCAACAGGTGGTTCTGCTGGACAATTCGTCTCTTTACTGGTAATACAGGATGCAACAGGAACAAGAACTTTAACTTGGAATGCTGTATATGAATTTGCTTCAGATTCAGCGCCAACATTAACGACTACAGCAAATCTTGGCGATTTGTTTGTTTTCAGGTATAATGGCACTAAATGGTTAGAAGTAGGTAGAAATCAAGCATTAACATTAAGTTAGGAGATAGTATGTACGTATTAGTAGAAAATGGACAAATAACAAAATACTTCAATAATCCAAAAGGATTTACATTGAATGATAATCAGTATGCTGCTGATATTTTTTCTAAATGGAGTAAAGATGA